CGCTTTCCGTCGTTTGATGCACCCGAAAAATAAACGGGGATGGTTTCAATTAGACGTTGAAGAAAATCTACAGCAATTCTACGAAGACCTACGCGACCATAAACGACCAAAGTTAGTTATCGAAGCACCACCACAACACGGTAAATCGGTAATTGTGACTGATTTTGTCGCGTGGTTAATGGGTAAGATACCTGATAATAAAAACATCTATACGTCGTTTTCTGAGCGTCTTGGTAAACGCGCTAACTTATCGATACAACGTATAACGTCCACCAATAAGTACGCGCGAACATTTCCCGATACGAAATTACCGACGCGTAAAGATACCGAATATACTCGCGACCGCTCATTAATAGAATTAGTCGATAAACTTGGTTCATTCCGCAATACAACCGTTGAAGGTTCGATAACGGGTGAATCGTTAGACCTTGGTATAATTGATGACCCGTTAAGAGGACGTAAAGACGCTAACAGTATCACGAAGCGTAATTCGGCTTGGGATTGGTTTACGGATGATTTCTTTACACGTTTTGCTGATGATGCTGGTTTATTATGTATCTTGACGCGTTGGCACATTGACGACCCAATCGGTCGATTAATTGAACGTACACCAAACGTTAAAGTTTTAAAATATCCAGCGTTAGCCGACGAAAACGCGAAGTTGATGGGACATGACCCGCGTATACCTGGTTCTGGTGATGCGTTATTCCCTGAACATAAATCGCGCGAATTCTTGTTAGAACGTAAACAAGTTTTAGCACCGGCTAACTTTTCAGCGTTATACCAACAAAATCCGTATATTGCTGGCGGTAATATTATCAAAGGTGCATGGTTCGAACGCTACGAAATGTTACCTAAAATTAAATGGTCCGCTGTTTACGGTGATACCGCGCAAAAAGCCAAACAACATAACGATTATCAATGTGCTGAACATTGGGGGTTAGGTGATGACGGTAAAGTTTACCCTATCGATATGCTACACGAGAATTTCGAAGCGGATGAACTCGAAACACGATTCCCTGATTTTTGGCGTAAGGCCAAAGCGAGAAAAGACGCCGGTTATTGTCGTTATTTCGCAATCGAAGATAAGGCGAGTGGTACCGAACTTATCCAACGCATGCGTAAAAAGATTAAACCTAAAATACCTGTGAAAGCTATTCCGCGAAGTACGGACAAATATACGCGCGTATCTGACGTATTGGGTTACATTGCATCGGGTTACGTCGTATTGCCAAATGACGCGCCATGGGTGCATGACTTCATAACAGAATGTGAAGCGTTTACCGCCGACGACGCTCACGATCATGATGACTTTATCGATCCAATGGTTGACGCTATAATCGATATGTTAGACCATGGGAAAGCATCATTAGAGGATATGTTATGATATCGGACGATTACGAACCAATTATTAAACAGGGTGATAAATAATGACTACTAAAAAACATTCCGTTGACGGTCTTGTTAACGTTGCATCAGGTTTAGGGGTTGGTAAAGCGAAACGCGATCATAATCAATTTACTTACGCGATGTTGAATCAATACCAACAATTAGAGGCTGCATATTCGACTAACTGGATCGCTAAACGAATTTGTGATGTCCCCGCCGCCGATACTACTCGTGAATGGCGTCGTATTAAATCCGATGGTGCTGAACAAATCCATAACTTAGAAGATGAATTATGTGTTTCTAACCACGTTAAAGAAGCGTTGATATGGGCGCGTTTATACGGTGGTGCTGCGATAGTTATGATCACCGACCAAGATTTAACGAAACCGCTTAACATTAATAAGATTAAAAAAGGTTCGTTGAAAAACTTACTTGTTTTCGACCGTTGGGATTTAGGGACATTTAAGTTAAATACTTGGGATGTCCTATCGCCTAATTATCTATTCCCCGAAACGTATAATATTCGCGGTGGTTCATTAAATATTCATTGGTCGCACGTTATTCGATTTACTGGCGAACTTTTACCGCGTCGTTTATTACAACAAACACAAGGGTGGGGTGATTCAGTATTACGCAAATGTATTGATGATGTGGCTGACATGGTGGCGGCTAAAGATGGTATTGCTGAATTAATGCAAGAAGCCAATGTAGACGTATTAACTCGTAATAATTTATCGGATGAATTAACGACCGACCAAGACGACGCGATAATCAAACGTTATACATTGTTTAGTCAAATGAAATCTAATATCCAAATGGCCTTGTTAGATGGTGAAGAACAATACGACCGTAAAACGTTAAATTTATCTGGTGTTGCACCGATAATCGAACAATTTATCACATGGATTAGTGGCGCTGCTGGTATGCCCGTTACTAAATTATTTGGTACATCAGCGAAAGGTTTAAACGCTACGGGTGAAGGTGATCGCGAAAATTACTACGATGAAATTCGCGGTATTCAAACTGGACCGTTGGCGATGTCGATGCGCCAGCTAGACGAAGTGTTAGTACGTTCAGCACTTGGTACATTCCCTAAACAATTTGACTATGTTTGGAACCCACTAGAACAATCTAACGAAGTTGATATAGCGAACGCTGAATTATTACGTGCGCAAAAGAACCGTATTTATCTTGAAGATCAGATAATCACAACATCACAAGTACAACGTAATTTACAATCGTCAGAAGAATATCAATTCGATGATGATCAGATTGACGAACTTGAAGAAATAGAACAATCGACTGAATTTAGCGAAATGGGTGAAGGTGTAACAACGCAAGAATACGTTGATAGTTGGAGTGGTAATTAATAATGGCCGCAAACAAATCAAAATTACTTTCTGTTGATGATGATCACGAATTTGCACCAACAGAATACAATACAATGAGAACAACAGGTCAAATAGAATTAACATTCGAGCAATTCAAGCCTTACTTTAAGGAAACGCAATGGCTGACAACGTAGTAGTAGTAGGTTTACAGGTCGGCGATGATTACACAACTTTAGCTGCTGCCCTTGCTGCTGTTCCTGCTGACTTAACAACTACTGGTTTTGATAATTGGGTTATCCAAATAAGGGATGATCAGATTCATCCTGGTTTTTCTACTCCTGGTCCTGTCACTGACGCAACACACCAACTAGTAGTACAAGCTTTTCCTGGTAACGAAACAAACGGTAAAGGCGAAGGGGCAACAATACAAGCTAATAGGTCTATCGGTGTTGTTCGAATAGAAAATATAGATTATTTCGCGATAGATGGCATTGCCGTAATTCAAGACAATGCTACAGCAAGAACAATATTGTCTATATCAGGTAATCAGCACCCAACAGTGACTAATTGCTGGGTTAAGTCTAACAGATTTTCATGTATCGAGGTTGCTAACTCTTCCGGCGAGTTCACCACCATTGATAATGTTATTTGTGTCAATACTGGCGGTACATCTGCGGTAGGATTCGGTAATACAACTAACTTTACAACAAGAACAATAAATAGATTGACTGCTGTATGTGTAATTCAGAACGGCACAGTAGTAAATAAGCCAGCTTCTGGAACAACCAACGGAAGGCAAACGGATTACACGAACTGTTTAGTATTCGGTCAAGGCCAGCAAACATTCCAAACGTTAAGCGGAACTATTTTTATATGGAATAGTGATTTTAACGCCACTGACGATAACCAAGGCACAATAAACAGTTTAACAACTGGTTTTAATGGCAGACTATTAACTGACGATTTAGAAGACCCTTTAGGCGTAACACCTGATTACAACCTAAAATCAACATCAACATTAAAAGGCGCTGGTGCTGGCGGTTCAGATGTGGGTGCTACATTGGGCGCAGTTATTCCACCAGGCGGGGTTACCGCAGACGGAGCGATTACGTTACCAAGTTTAACGTTCAGTGGTTCAGCGAGTGATTCAACGTCCGAAAATACCGCAGACGGAGCGATTACGTTACCAAGTTTAACGTTCAGTGGTTCAGCGAGTGATTCAACGTCCGAAAATACCGCTAATGGGGCGATTACGTTACCAAGTTTAACGTTTAGTGGTTCAGCGAGTGATTCAACGTCCGAAAATACCGCTAACGGAGCGATTACGTTACCAAGTTTAACGTTTAGTGGTTCAGCGAGTGATTCAACGTCCGAAAATACCGCTAACGGAGCGATTACGTTACCAAGTTTAACGTTT